GCATCACGTCGAGCGAGGGGAGCCGGTCGCCCGAGCGGAGTCGGGACACGCCGGACTCCGACAGGCCGAGTGCTTCCGCTACCTGACTGTTGTTCAGGGGCGGGGTTTCTGTCTGAGTCATGGGACCCAGTGTACCAGGCGCGTGACAAGCTGGCAAGCGACACGCCCGACCCTCCGTCCGTGCTTGACACCCGGTCAAGGGCGTGGTAAACTAGTCCTATGACCGATTCCCAGAACCCCCAGTTCAGCTTCCCCGCCGAGCCCGACTACAAGGGCTGGGACCGCGCGGTGGACCGCCTGGTCGACGCGCTCGACCTCGACTTCTACCCCTCCGAGGAGGCGGTCGCCCAGACTGTCGCCACGATGGAGGAATCCTACGGGCGCAAGCTCGACGTGGACAATAACGACGACTTCGGCATCGTCGAAGACGAACTCTTCGCCCTCTACCAGTAAAGGAACACGACCGTGGCTATCACCCAGAAAACCCTCAAGCAGAGCACCCACCCGTGCGGCTTCTGTTCCACCGGCGGGCGGCACGACCTCTGCCCCGGTGGCGTCCTGAACGGCAACCAGGTCGAGGTGGTCCTGTGCGGGTGCACCCAGCACGAGATCGTGCGCCGGTGCCTGGAGTGCGGGCTACGGAGCAACGCGGGGGTAGCGGAGTCGACGTGGACCTGCCTGGACCCGGAGGAATGCGAGGGACGGCGCGCGAAAGCCCGCGCGGCCTACGCCACGACCGACGTGGCCCGCGTGCTCACGAACCAGCCGGAGAAGCCCACGAGGGCCCCCGCGAAGCCCAAGACGGGCAAGTGCCTCTGCTGTGGCGAGACCACCGGAGGAGGGCTGTTCCGGCCCGGTCACGACTCCAAGTACCTGACCTCAGCGGTCACCCTGATCCGCGACGGCCAGATCTCGCTCGACGACACCCTGACCAAGTGGCACCGCGAGGGCCTCTCGGTGGCCCTCCAGGGCAAGCTCCAGAAGCGGGTCGGCGCGTGACCGGCGAACGGTACGTGGCCACTACCTCCCGGGGTGAGCCCGCCATCCGTACGCACCTCCTCGCGGAGGCCCGGGAGTGGGCGCGGCGGCTGGGCGGTCAGGTCTACGACCGCGAGACCCGAGCGGTGGTCCCCGAGTGACTCTCGCAGGGCTCCTGCTCATCGTCGCTGGCGCGGCGGTGGCGCTCACGGCCCAGTTCGCGTACAATGGACAGTGGCTCCTCGGATTTCTCCTCGCGCTCGCCGGACTGGCGCTCGCATACCACGACAGGAAGGGTGGACCTCGTGACCACTGAACAGATGGACTGGCTCGACGACGAGCGCGCAGGGCGGCACAAGACCCCCTCCGCCGCTGGGGCGCTGGAGCTGTCCAGCCCCCTGCCCCCGGGTCGGGTGCTGGGTGAGCTGGTGGAACAAGTCGAGAATGGGGTCTACTTCATCCCCGACAAGCTCCTCCGGGAGAAGGGGGTCGACGAGCTGTGGTCGTTCACCACGGCACTGGCCCAGGAGTTCAACCGGGCGAACCCCGGCACGATCCTCGCGGTCGAGCGTGACGTGGTGCGGAGTGGTACTCGAATGGTGGTGATCTTCGGTGGTGATGCGTAACGGCAAGCCCGCGCTGGCGCAGGACTTCGGCGTCCGTTCCCGAGCCGCCGACCACCGCCGGTGGTACTTCCTGGCCATTGACCCCGGGGACGTCCACGTCGGCCTGGCCGAGTTCGAACGCGGGGTCGACGGCATCTGGTACTGCTCCTGGGCCGGGGAGATGACGCCGGACGAGTTCCTCCCCTGGTACGTCGAGGGCATCCGCCACGGACGCTGGGAGCGCATCGTCGTCGAGTCTTGGAAGCTGTTCCCGCAGGCGGCGGCGATCTACGTCGGCTCGGACATGCCCACCTCCCGCCTGATCGGCGCGATCAAGGCGCTCGCCGCGTTCTGCTCCCCCGAGGGGGCCTGGTTCGACGAGGCTCCCCGGGTGGTCTTCCAGGACCCGCAGATCAAGATTCCGACTCGTGGTGTCCTCAAGCGCCGCAAGCTCCGGAGCATCGCCAATGTGCTCAAGGTGGCGCTGGACCACGCGTCCGACGCGGAGCTCCACGGGTACAAGTACCTGATCGACAACAAGCTGACGTTCGAGAACACGACCCAGCAAGAGGCCCGCCTCAGCAAGTCTCGTCCGGATTTGTCCCACAGTCACTACCTCTGGTAGACTGTCCCCGTCCGTACATAACAGAGAAACGAGAGAGAAGATGCCCAAGCTCGCAAACCCGCCCCGCCCGAAGGGCTGGCAGGCCCCGCCCATCGAAGAAGCCCAAGAGGGCGACGTCATCATCACCCACTCCGAGATCGACGCGTTCCGGCGGTGCCAGCTCATGTGGATGCTGGCCTACAAGGACAAGTGGCGCATCCCCGAGGGTGAGCGCGAGGACGGCCACGCCCTGACCAAGGGCTCGCTCTACCACGACGTGATGGAGATCCACTACACCGGCCTCAAGCACATCCAGGACGGCGTGTGGGGTCAGGAACAGGGACTCGACCACATCGCCCGTGGTGTGGCCGAGCTCCTCTGGCCCCAGGACGGGACCGAGCAGTCCGAGCTCCAGTCGCTCGTCTGGTGGATGTACCAGGGGTACGTCGAGAAGTACGGCAACGACTCCCAGTGGGAGATCCTCGCCGTCGAGGTCAAGTTCCAGTCGCGGCTTCGCACCCGTGACGGTAAGGCCACCAAGTACCTGCTCAAGGGCAAGCTCGACCTGGTGATCCGGGACCGCAAGACCCAGAAGATCTGGATCGTCGACCACAAGTCGGGCGCGAACCTCCCGGACCAGATGGAGCTGGACATCGCGGACCAGTTCGGCCTGTACGCCTGGCTCCTCCGCGAGGCGGGCATCACCGTGATCGGGGCGATCCACTCCGCGAACCGTACGACCCGGAACCAGGGCGACCGCCCCGAGAACCAGGACGAGAACGGCGAGCCCCTCAAGGCGTCGACCAAGAAGCAGACCCTGGACCAGCGCATGCGCCGGACCCTGCTCAACCGTGGCGACAAGGAGCTGGACTCCATCGCGGCGGACGCGCTCGCCGTGGCAGTCAACGCCTACCCGGAGGCGGCGGGGCTCAACCCCCTGCCGATCTACTCCGCGCCGAAGCCGTCGATGGGCGGGTGCAACTGGTGCGACTTCCTGGACGCACACCTCGCCGCGCGGAAGGGCCGCTCCCTCCAGCAGGCCCTCCCCGAGTTCGGCTTCGAGCAGGTCTTCGAGGAGCGCTACTGATGGAGCAGGGCAATCCGTACGACCATCCATACCTCACCGTGTGCCAGTCGGGCGCGGTGCCACGCGGGACGGGGGTGAGGTTCGGGGACAAGATCTTCCTGAACCCCGCCGACGCCGCAAAACTGAGGAGCGAGGCCATGAGCAACGACAAGTACGAGGCGACCTTCGGGCGTCAAGCTGAACCCACCAAGCGGGAGGTGCGACGAGCGGCCCGGAAGGCCCGCACCCGTCGACTGCCGCTCGCCGCGAAGATCGGAGCCGCCCTGGTGCTCGTGCTCCTCCTCGTGGTCCTGCCGGTGTCCTGTGCGGTCAACGGGGCCGCGTACGACGCGTGCATTCAGAAGATCGCCCAGGAGGACGGCCACGAGCAGGCGAAGCTCGCCCAGGCCCAGGGGGAGTGCCGATGACCCCCGTGTGTGGCGAGTGCGGCGCGCTGGTCTCCGACGAGCAGAAGCACGCCGACTGGCACAAGACCGTGGTGGTGGCGGGGCTGGCCCCCGGCGAGACCCCCGAACCGATCACAGAGGAGAGCGCCTGATGGCACGCGTACACACCACTAAGGCGAACGGACAGGCCCAGCGCAAGTGCGGGCGGTGCGGTCACGAGGTCCAGAAGGGCGAGACCTACTACTGGGCCAAGCCCGGCTTCCGTACCCGCCGCCCGGTCGTCCGGTGCGCCAAGCACCCGTTCCGCCAGTCGGAGCTGACGACCGGCGTACGGTCCGAAGCGCTCGCGGCCCAGGAGGCATGGGAGGACGGGCTGGACAGCATCGACACCTTCGAGGCGCTGGAGTCGGCCCACCAGGACCTCTCGTCGGCGCTGGAGGACTACGTGTCGACCCGGCAGGAGGCGCTCGACGCCTGGCCCAACGGGAACAGCCAGCTCGAAGAGTTCGTCTACCAGGCCGAGGCCGCGCTCGACGAGGTGGACTCGTGGTCGTGCGACTACTCCGACTCGGACGAGCCGGACGACGACGACCTCCAGGAACTCCACGAGGAGATGAGGGACGAGCCGCACTCGCGCGCCGACCTGGTGGAGCTGTGGCTCCAGGCGAAGCTCGACGAGGCCAAGTCCGAGCTGGACGACATCGTGCAAGGGCTGGACCTCTGATGCCGAAGATCCAGAAGCCCGTCCCCGGACCCCCTCCGCGCCTTCCGGAGCCCACGGAGGAGCCGGAGGGTACCGACGCCCCCATGGCGCTCGCCGTGGTCTCGGAGACCCCACCGGAGGTCGAGGAGACCCCCTCGGACACCCCGGCGGTGCTGGACACTACCCTGGGGAACACCAAGCGGCGGGCGAACAAGGCCGCGTACAGCCACGACTCGACTGTGGTGAGGCACCACGCCGACGACTACCCCACCCCGCGTGGATTCGTCGAGCCGCTCCTGGAGTTCCTCAAGCTCGACACCGAGACCCGGGTGATGGAGCCGTGCGCGGGCGGCGGTCACCTGGTGGCGGTGCTCCGGGAGTACTTCGACCACGTGTACTTCGAGGACCTGCACTACTCGGGGGTCGACTTCCTGGACGCCACAATCCCGGAGACCCCCAGCCCCGGGTGGATCATTACCAACCCCCCATACAAGCACGCGGAGGCGTTCGTCCGGCGGTCACTGCTCCACGCCGACAACGTGGCGATGCTCCTGAACTCAGCCTTCCTGGAGTCGGTCACCCGCTCCGAGGGCCTGTTCAAGGACCACCCGCCCGCCTACGTGTTCATGAACAACCGGCGGATGCGCATCGAGGGCGGCAAGTCCTCGGTGTTCGCCCACGTCTGGGTGGTCTGGCAGAAGGGCCGCACTGACACCCGGTACCGCTGGCTGGACGTGACCGGCGACAAGCAGATGCCCACTGGGCACCTGGCCTCGGTGTGGCCGGACGCGTGACCGAGCTGGACTGGTCGAACCCGGCGACGATCCCCACGACTGAGTACGTCAAGCGGAGGCCGTCGCCGGGGGAGACCCCGGACCCGAGGTACATCCAGTCCAACCTGTTCACCCTCGCGCAGATCGGCGGGGTTTACGAACTGCTGGCGCTGGAAGTCGAGCGGAACCACCTGTCAATCCTGGAACCCTGGCGGCTTGACTCCGGGGCATGCTCCGTGGTAGACTACTTGCAGTACAACGACCGGCACCGCCGGGAACACTAGAAATCCGAGAGAAAAGAGACAAGATGCCCCGTGCAACTGGCGCGAAGACCGCCCCGACGCAGGAGCCCCTGGAGGACATCGGGGAGCTCGCCGTCATCAAGACCGAGAGCGCAGGCTGGACGGACGACCTGTTCGCCGCCTACGACGACACCGAGGAACACCTCAACGTCCTGTACTGGGGCCGGGAAGGTGCAGGCAAGACCATCGACATCGCCGCCGCGACTCAGCTCGGCAAGGTGCTGTTCGTGAACGCGGAGGGCGGACTCAAGAAGCGGGCCCTGCTCGCCCAGGGGATCAAGACCGAGAACCTCGTGATCTTCCCCCGCCCCGGACAGCCGCTCACCTACGACACCCTCGAACAGGCGATCTTCCGCGTGAAGTCGGACCTGATGGACGACCCGAAGTCGTGGTTCCTGTTCGCTATCGACTCCGTGACCGAGCTGGCCCAGGCGTTCACCGACGAGGCGGGCGACGACCGCTTCGAGAAGGGCATGAAGAAGAACCCGGCGTGGAACCCCACCATCGGGGACAAGTTCTTCACGGACCTGTCGGACTACGGCACCTCGACCAAGATGGTCCGTAAGATCGTCCGCATGCTCCGCGACCTTCCGCTCCACGTGGCGATGACCACCCTGGAGCGCCGGGACGTCGACGAGGACACCTCGAAGGTGGCGTACGGTCCGGCGGTCGGTCCGGCCCTCCAGACCTCGCTCCTCGGCTACGTGGACGTGGTGCTGTACTGCAAGGCACCCGACGAGGACCGCGACTACTTCCGCGCCCAGACCAAGAAGGTCGGCGCGGCTCGCGCCAAGGACCGCATCGGCATCCTGCCCAAGGTGCTGGTGAACCCGACCTTCCCCCGACTGCTGGCCTACAACGAGGGAACCCTCGTCGAGGACAGCGACCCGGTGCAGGCGGTGCTGGACGCACCCCTGCCCG